CTTTCGAACAAGAAAAACTACAAGAAAGACTTGCGAAATTTGTCGGAGGAGTAGCAATTGTTCATGTAGGTGGAAATACTGAAACTGAGGTCAAAGAAAAGAAAGACCGAGTTGATGATGCGCTTCAAGCAACTAAAGCCGCAATCGAGGAAGGTATTGTTCCTGGAGGTGGTGCTGCTTTATTATATGCTCGTGAAGCAATTAAAAACCGCAAATCAGTAGGCGGAGCAATTGTCTATACAGCATGTGGCTCCCCATTCATGAAAATTCTTACTAACGCTGGTTCTACAGAACAAGAAGCTTATTATTTGATTAATAAGTTAGGTGGAAGTGATAATTGGAAAGGATATAATCTATTAACTGAGAAATTTGTTAATATGAAAGATGCTGGTATCATTGATCCAACTAAAGTTACTCGTACCGCAATTGAAAATGCAGCATCAGTAGCAGGAACAATTCTATTAACAGAATGCACTGTCGTGGACAAGCCTGAAGATAAAAAACAGGATGATATGATGGGTGGAATGGGAGGCATGTTCTAATGGCTACCGAGGTCAAAGAAGAATTGGTACTAATCGCTAAGCGACGCCCACCTGGAGACAGTTGGGTGCTGCTAAGTGATCCTAGTCATGTGTATTCTTCATTAACAGAAGCATTAGAAGGCTATTTTCAAGAAGTGGGACAACCATGTGACTTTAGATTATCACCTATTAAAGGTGAATTATATGCTATTGGTAGTGTAGTGGTTGAAAAAGCTCCACCTCCACCACCTAAGAAATTTAACATGTACGGAGACTATTGATATGTATAATTAAACTGATACTATGAATAAGGAATTCTATAAAATGCAAAAATTAGCTGGTTTAATTACTGAGAATCAATTTAATCAACTAAATGAAGATTCTAAATTAGAGCAAGATATTAAAAAATGGTGGGAAGTGCTTCAAAATGATGCATCTGAAAGATTTGATGGTCATGAAGCAGAATGGAAGACTTGGTTTTTTATTGATGAATATCCTGAGTATAAAGGAAAAGAAGATGAAATTAATCAAATTGTTAAAAATCTTAATTATGACATTGCATTCGATAGTGATGGAGATGATAGTGGTGCTTGGGTATAAAATATTTAAAAACATATTATATTAAAATTTGGCCTTCGGGCCATTTTTTATTATATTTGGTTATATGAAAGAAAATAGTTTATTTGTAGAAAAGTATAGATCTAAAACATTAGAAGACTATATTGGTAATGAGCAACTAAAATCTATTGTTGCTCAATATATTAAGAAAAACGATTTACAAAACTTACTATTGTATGGTACACCTGGAACAGGTAAAACAACATTAGCCAAGTTAATTGTAAATAATTTTAATTGTGATTTTCTCTACATTAATGCTTCAGATGAAAGAGGTATTGATACTATTAGAGATAAAGTTCAAGGTTTTGCTTCAAGTGCTTCATTTAAACCAATTAAGATTATTATCTTAGATGAAGCTGATTTCTTAACTATACAAGCACAAGCATCACTTCGAAACATTATTGAGACATATTCTCGTACTACTAGATTTATTTTAACGTGTAATTATCTTGAGCGTATTATTGATCCACTTCAATCTAGATGTCAAGTATTAAAAATTACTCCTCCATCTAAAAAGGAAGTAGCACAACATATAGTTACTATCTTAGATAAAGAAGAAATTAATTATGAACTAGAGGATCTAGCATTAATAGTTAATAAACATTATCCTGATGTTAGAAAAATACTTAACACTTGTCAAGTAAACACAGTTGATAATGTTCTTCAAATAGATAAAAATATAATTGTATCAAGTAGTTATAAAGACTCATTATTAAAAGAACTTAAATCACCATCTAAAACTAGTTTTAAAACCATCAGACAAATACTTGCTGATAGTAATTTGGATGATTTCGAAGAGATTTATAGATTTCTATATGATAATTTAGATGAGTATGGTAATAATGATTTAGCTAAAGCAATGATTGTTATCGAAATAGAAAATTATATGTACCACGCTAATTTCAGAATTGATAAAGAAATCAATGTAATGGCTTTATTAGCCTCAATTTTAAAAACAATAAATCAATAATATGAATCAAAACCAACAACAAAATCTCAACGTTAAAGTTGATCCAAGTCAAACAACACCTATTGTTTCTCCTGAAGGAAAACAAGTATTTACTGAGGGAGTTGTATTACGTAAAGTATCTAAATTTTTAGCTGGTACAGCAGAAGATGCAATTATGCCTATTCCTTGCTTCTATGACCCAATTTCAGGTAAGATCCTAATTGAAATGTTACCAACTGAATTTAAAGAAGAATATCAAAAGTACAATGACTCTCTTTGATTGGCTTAACCAGATCACTTACGAGAAAAAACCTTGGA